TTTATCAGTTTACATAGAATCAGATCAAGAAATCATTGACTCAGAAAATAAAATAGTTTACTTAGAGGAAACTGTTAAGTATATCGATGGTGTTTTAAAAGCAATCAATTCTAGAGGTTGGGACATTAAAAATAGTTTAGAGGCAATGAAATTTGAAGCTGGATTAATGGGCTGATGACCACTTGGATTAAAAAAATAGATGATGTTCATCTATATGTTCATTCAGAACCATCGGTGTTAAAAGAGTTATCAACTTATTTTACCTTTGAAGTGCCTGGTGCAAAATTTATGCCTACCGTTAGAAACAGAATGTGGGATGGTAAGATCAGATTATTCTCATTACGAAACAATACAATCTATGTAGGATTACTTCCATACATCGAAGAGTTTTTAAATAACAATCAAGTCGAATATACTCTTGACGATAATGTAAAGACTGAAACTAAAGTCACAGAGGAAAATGTTATTGGATTTATTAACTCATTAAAAATTCCATTTGAATATAGAGACTATCAACTACAATGTATTATGGATGCATTGACAAAACAGCGTGGATTATTTGTATCGCCAACTGCGTCTGGTAAGTCATATATGATTTATGTACTTTGTAGATTTTATAGACTTATGGATAAAAGAATTTTAATTATTGTTCCAACAACTTCACTAGTAGAACAAATGGCTTCTGACTTTGTTGACTATGGTTGGAGTGCAAAACAAATACACAAAATCTATTCAGGTCATGATAGAGAAACACACAAACCTGTTGTCATATCTACATGGCAATCTTTATATAAACTTCCAAAGAAATTTTTCAAAGACTATGGTGTAGTAATTGGGGATGAGGCACATTTATTTAAAGCAAAATCATTAACAAACATTATGGAAAAACTTACAGATTGTCCATACCGTTTTGGATTTACAGGAACACTTGACGGAACACAAACAAACAGATTAGTATTAGAGGGATTATTTGGAAAAGCAGAAAAAGTAATTACAACAAAAGAACTAATAGATAGTAATACTCTTGCAAAATTAAATGTTGTATGTTTATTATTAAAACACAAAGAGGAAGAAGCAAAGTCTATTAAAGATAATAATTATGCTGAAGAAATTCAATACTTAATTTCAAACACTAGAAGAAATAAATTTCTATTTAATCTATGCGACACTTTAAAAGGTAATACACTACTACTATATCAAATGGTTGAGAAACATGGTATGGTATTATATAAACTATGTCAAAAACTAGATAGAGATTTACATTTTGTATATGGTGGTGTTGACGCAGAGAAAAGAGAAGAAATAAGAAGACTAACAGAGAAGTCAAACAAGAGTTTAATTATTGCTTCTTATGGAACATTCTCTACTGGTATTAACATTAAAAATATTAATAATGTGATATTTGCATCACCAAGTAAATCAAGAATTAGAGTATTACAATCTATTGGTAGAGGATTAAGAAAGAGCGAAACAAAGAATGATGTAACGTTATATGATATATCAGACGATCTGTCATACAAAAATAAAAAAAACTTTACATTAAAACACTTTGAAGAAAGGATAAATATTTACAATGAAGAAGAGTTTGATTATAGAATAGATAAGGTCAATCTATGATAAATCATTTACACCCACCTAGCGTGTCTTATTCTTCCATTAAAAAGGGTATTATATGTATTATATAAAACTAAGCAACGGTGACGATATTGTTGCAAACATTTCAAAAAATACTAAGGGTGATTTCACAACCCTTATCAATCCGTTTAAAATGGATACTAGACCTATGGTTACTGAGGAAGGTGTAATAGATACTCTATCATTATCTTCTTGGTTGCATCCATATTCAGAGGATACTAGCGTTAGAGTTGCTAAGTCGTCTATTGTGACGATTGTTCCAGCATCACCAGGTTTAAAAACATTCTATGAGAAACAATATAATGTCTTTCTAAGAAATAAAGTTAAGACTCCTAAAGAATGGAAAGTAAAAGAAAGAAGAAAGCCTACACCAATACAAACTCAGCATGACGAATATGATGAGTACATGGATGAAATGGATGAGGCAGAGTGGAACAAAATAAAAAAAAGAATCTACAATTAACCCTTGACAAAATCATTCGATGGTGATATAAAAAGAAATGGCAGCTAGAAAAAGTCAAAAAGAACATTACGTTGATAATAAAAAATTGTTTGAAGCGATGAAAGACTTCAAAGAAATTTGTAAAGAGAACGAAGAGTCTGGTGACGGTAGACCTCCTGTTCCACATTACATAGGTGAATGTTTTTTAAAGATAGCAAATGGTCTATCATATAAACCAAACTTTGTAAACTATACTTACAAAGATGAAATGATTTCAGATGGTATTGAAAACTGTTTACAATATTTGTACAACTTTAACCCTGAAAAATCTAATAATCCTTTTGCATATTTCACACAGATAATCTACTATGCATTTATTAGAAGAATACAAAAAGAAAAGAAACAAACTCATATCAAACACAAAATAATTGAAAAGGCAGAGTTTAGAACATATGATACACTTCCTGGTGATACAAACTCTTATGACATACAAGGATTTGACCCTATGGTAATGTTACCAGATACACCTGTTTACAAAACAAAAGAAAAACATAAAGCAGATTATCCTCAAGGTTTAGAAGAGTTTATGAAAGATAAAGAATGAAAGTAGCGATTATAACTGATACACACTTTGGCGCTAGAAATGATAATGAAAATTTTAATGATTATTTCTATCAGTTTTATGAAGGTGTATTTTTTCCTTATCTACAACAGAATAATATTACAACGGTTTTACATTTGGGTGACCTTATGGATAGGCGTAAGTATGTTTCATTTAAAACTGCAAAAGATTTTAGAGAAAGATTTATATTACCTTTAAAACATTTGAAAGTTGACTTTCATTGTCTAGTTGGTAATCATGACATATACTACAAAAATACAAATGAAGTAAACTCACTAAAAGAACTTATAGGACAAACAACTAATAAGTTTCATTTGTATGAGGATGCAACAGATGTTAATATAGGTGGATTAGATATTTTATTCTTGCCATGGATTAATCCACAAAACTATGTTTACTCTATGGGTATGATTGAAGAAACTAAAGCAAAGATATGTATGGGTCATTTAGAAATCAAAGGTTTCCAAATGCATAAAGGACAAGTTAGTGATACAGGTTATGAAAAAGAAATCTTTAGAAAATTCCATACAGTATTCTCTGGTCATTTTCACCATAAGTCAGATGACGGACAAATTTATTATCTAGGTAATCCATATGAGATTTATTGGAATGATTGGAAAGATAAAAAAGGTTTTCATATCTTTGATACAGAAACATTAGAATTAGAAAGAATTGTTAATCCATTTACAATACACGAAAAGATTTATTATGACGATTCAACTCATAAAGCAGATATTCATAGTGAAGATTATGATAATTATGATTTTACAAAATATAAAAATAAGTATGTAAAAGTAATTGTAGTAAATAAAAAAGACTTATATAAGTTTGATATGTTTATGGATAGACTATTAAAAGCAGATGCACATGAAGTTAAAATTGTAGAAGACTTTTCAGACGCAAGTGCTGACAATGTATCAGATGATATTGTTAAACATGCTGAAGATACAACACAACTGTTAGACAAATACATCGATGAGTTAGACATTGATTTGAATAAAGATAGATTAAAATCTATCATGCGAGGATTATATAATGAAGCTCAAGACTTGGAACTCTAAGTATAAGGTAATTTATGCAGACCCACCATGGCATTTTCGTTCATACTCTAAAAAAGGTGAGGGACGTAATGCTACACAGCATTATGATTGCATGTCTATTTCTGATATTTGTAATTTACCTGTTAGTGATCTTGCTGACGACAATTGTACTTTACTTATGTGGGCAGTTGACCCTATGTTACCAGAAGCTTTGGAAGTTATTAAATCGTGGGGTTTCAAGTATAAGACGGTAGGATTTACTTGGGCGAAACAAAATAAAAATGATTTAGGTATGTTTACAGGATTAGGTTATTGGACGAGAGCGAACCCCGAAATGTGTTTACTTGCAACAAAAGGTAAACCAAAAAGAATTTCAAAATCAGTTAGACAATTAGTAATTGACAAAAGACAAGAACATAGTAGAAAACCTGATGTGATATATGATAGGATTGAACAATTATTAGACGGACCATATGTCGAACTCTTTGCAAGAAGAGAAAGAAAAGGTTGGGATAGTTGGGGTAATCAAATATGAAGATGTACAAAAACAAAGTAGATGATTTTTTTAGATGGGTTAAAGGAACTGAGTTAGTTGAATTAGATAACATTGATGTATCTGAAGACCCAGTAAGACCTGAGTTAACTTTAGGTTTTAGAATTGTACATGGTAGAAAAATCTTTGGATTAAAATACAACGATGAGATTGAAGCAATTATCTGTGTTGCATTTTGCCCAGAGGTACCTTTTACTGTTAGAGAAATGGATTACATGTCTAGAGTTAAGGATGGTAAAGTTGGAGTTGCATACACTGTATGGTCTAGAAAAAGAGGTGCAGGTAAAGAGATAGTAAAAAAATTAAGTGAGTGGGCAAAGAAAAATAAAGTTGAAAGATTAGTAACACTATCACCACTTACACCAATGGCAACACACTTTCATATTAAGAATGGTGCTAAACAAGTCCACATAAACGAGGAAACACAAAACTTTGAATATATTTTATGATGTCTATGATGTTTTCTTATTTGATGTTTCTTTATTTTTTAGTCTTTATAGGATTTCAAATAGGTCAAAGAATTGGAATGACAAAAATAAAAACTACAACATTTTTAATAATTACAATATTGATATGGTTTATAATTAAAAATTATGATACACTTTAAAAGTATAAAATGGAAAAACTTTCTAAGTACTGGTAATAACTTTACCAATATAATATTAGATAGACAAAAATCAACATTGATCGTTGGTGAAAATGGTAGTGGTAAATCTACTATTCTTGATGCGTTATGTTTTGCATTGTTTGGTAAACCATTTAGAGTTATTTCTAAATCACAATTAGTTAATACAGTTAATGGTACAGATACTATTGTTGAGATAGAATTTAAAATAGGAACTAAAGAGTGGCGTATTGTCAGAGGTATCAAACCTAATAAGTTTGAAATTTATTGTGATGATGTGATGATCAATCAAGAAGCAAACTCTAGAGATTATCAAAAGTTTTTAGAACAACAAGTCCTTAAATTAAACTATCGTTCATTTACTCAAGTTGTAATTCTTGGTAATGCAGCCTTCACACCATTTATGCAATTAAGGTCTGTACATAGAAGAGAAGTTGTCGAAGAAATATTAGATATAAAAATATTCTCATTGATGAATATGTTATTAAAAACTAAACTAAAAGATTTAACAGATGAAGCAAAAGATTTAGACTATCAATTTAATATTGCAGTTGAAAAGATAGCACTACAAGAAAACTATATCAAAGATATTAAAGAAGATAAAGATTCACTAATCGAAGATAAGAATGAAACACTTCATTTAAATAATACTGCTATTGGGGAAAGATCAACTGAAAGTAAAACACTTGAACAACAAATTACAGAATTAAAAACACAAATACAAGACGAAGTTAAAATAGAAAGTAAACTTAAAAAACTTAGGGATGTTAGATCAACACTAACAGAGAAACATAAACAATTAACTAGAGAACTAAAATTCTTTACAGATAAAGATAATTGTCCTACATGTCACCAAGACATAGATACTCAACATAAACAACAAATGGTTGATGAAAGAAACAATAAAGTAAATGAAATATCTGAAGGTGCAACTAAATTAAAATCTGAAATAGATAAAGTAAAACAACAAGCAAAACAAGTTAGTGAAGCGTTAAAAGATATTCAATCTAAAGAAGCAAAAAGAGCTGGACTATTATCATCTATTTTAGAATTAGAAAAATATAATAATAAACTAAATGAAGATATTAAAAAATATCAAGAAGGTAAAGTTTCTAAGAAAGATGAAGAGAAACTTCAACAAATGAAAAACGAATGTAAAGGAGTTGAGGCAAAACGATCAGAGACAAAAGAAGAAATGGTTTATGTTAATACTGCTAGAGAAAT